AAACATGATTATAGAGATAATCTATCGGACTTAAACAATCTCGGACACGAAAAAGTCGCCGAAGATTTTTCCGATAGTAATGCGTTGGATTATTAAAATGAAAAAACAAAAAAAACCACACTGGCCAGATTACGAAGTTATTGACTTGGATAAACTTGCTGGAACTAAAGTAGTTACATTCGGCACGACTTTATTTCAAAGAAAAGACGGACAAGCATTGCGTATAGTATTCCCATGCGGTCAAACTTTCACTTGGTGTCCTCAAGAATAATATCCCCCATATCATCCCTGAAAGGCAAGACTGGCTCTTGAGGCTTCTTGATGAAGCTACACTCGCAAGGCTTGGCTTTCCTTTCAAATCCGTCAATTATGAAAGTATAGCCTCGCCCATTGCAGATCGTGCAGTTAGCCCGTTGCTTTTTTATTATCAAATCGTTTTCGTCTTGTAAAGATAATTTCTTCTTCATAGAGTTATACTTGACTTTACTTCGTTACCATAAACATCCCAACCGTCAAATCTGTTCTTTCCAAAAAGGTCAGTACCTTCACGATCTCTTGCAAATAATTCAATTCTTGGAATATCGCCCATTAAAGTAACAATCATATCTCTAATTGAATCGGGTTTTTTGGAATGTTCTGATCGGTAATCTTCCACTAATTGTTTAACATTTTTGCATCGTCTTTGCGGTGATCCTTTTGTTCCTAATAAGCATATTTCAACATTTCCCATAGTCCATCTTCCCAGATTTGATACAGGATTACCGTCTTTGTGTCTTTTACTCCAAACAAATGCAACTGTCTTATATTTGAATCCCCATGCCTTCATTACTTCAAATGCCTCTGGCAAAAGTGGCGACACAGCCCATAAAAATAAAACGCAATTAGTATCTGCTATCCTTTCCACTGGCAAATCACAAATCCAGTTTTTATTTTGTGTTGCATATTCGTGATCAAGAGAAAATGAATGACCTGACATTTTATCGTTATATGACCACGGTGGGTCAGCATAAATTATCTGGTATTTATTCATTTCTTTATAATCAGGTCGTTAGTTTGTTGTGGGGTGAGTTTTTTCATTTCAAAATTATAACATTTTTTGCGTATAAAATGAAGGTGATAACTCATTGACTTTGATAATGAAAAATGTATGATATAGGTATGGAAAAAAGGTTGAATAACATTTTCATAATTTGTTGGCAACAGCCGTTAGGCGATGAATCTCTAAACAGATTCTTGCGATTCAACCCGCAATTCCAATCGCTTAACGGCTTTTGCTCGTAAATTATTATGGAAAAAGATAAGGAATTACAGGTTGAGAATGGATATTACACGAGAATCGTCAATCCTCTCATAGAAAATCTCGTGAAAATACCTTTCAAAGGGTGTGAATTGGCTGTGGCTCTTTTTATAATACGAAAAACTTATGGCTATCAAAAAAAGGAGGATAAAATATCACTTTCTCAATTTCAGCAAGGATTAGAGCGCTCCCGCCAGACCATCATTACTGCCTTGAAAAACCTACAACTAGTAAATGTGGCTAGACTAGTCAAACGAGGAAACAGTAAACTATCAAGCAATATATGGGCTATTAACAAGTATTCGGATACTTGGAAACTAGTCAATATGGCTAGACTAGTCCAACGGAAGCGGTCAACTAGTCTAACGGAAGCCCCTCAACTAGTCTACACGGCTAGACACACAAAAGAAAAACAAAAGAAAAATACAAAAGAAAGTAGCAGGCTACCGCCTGCAGACATCAATTCTTTTATAGAATTGTTCAAAAGCATCAATCCTTCTTACGAACGGCTTTTCGGTAATAAAACGGAAAGAGCTTGCGCCGAACGACTTTTAACTAAATATACTCTTGAAAAAATGAAAGAGATGTTTATTGACTTGCCCGATATTCTTGGACAGCCTTATGCTCCACGGATTACTACACCTTATGAGTTTGAAAAGAATCTGGGAAAATTACTTCAATTTATCGAACAAAACAAAAAGATTATTAAAAATAAACAGCCAAATGTTATATTCTCATGAAAAAATACTTCAAAATTAGGATTGGTTATGGGGAAGGAGATGATCGTTTTATTCCGATTGATGAGACAGAATTGGAATCGGCGCTTAATTGTTTTATCACTAACTCAAAAGGCATTTTCAAAAATGGCGTTTGTAGAGGTCAAGATATAATTTCTATCACCGAAGATTGGAATAAAGCTATGGGATGGAATGCCGACCATGTTCTTGATAGTGATGATTGGAATGAAATAAAATCAAAAGGTGTTTTTCAACAGTATATTGGAATTATTGGAAATACAAAGGAGAAAATTGAATATCTAATTTCAACTAACCAACAGCATCTCATAGGAAAAAACGCCGACATTAAATTGCCAGAAAAGCCAAAAGAAATATCGGAAGGTGTGAAGTCATTATCAGACAAGTTTAAGGTGTCCCCTAACCAATAAACGACTATGAATGAAATAGTAAAAACAATACTCACAAAGAGATTGATATTAAACCACCGCAAATATGGTAAATGAGTTTTCTAGCCCCCCTCACCAAAACTAACTTAACAAATTATTAAAAATAATATATAATACAAACATGAAAAACAAAATCTTGTTCGTAGCGAGTTTGGTTCTGGCAGTCTCCTCGGTAACTTACGCCGGGACGAAATTGGTTGAGATACAGTCCTACCAGAATGTGGCTTCGATAATATTCGAGCCAGCGAATAATGTTAATCCTATAAGAGTTTACAAGTATGTTGATGGAGATACCGGAACAGTCTGTTACATTTCGACACAAATCGGTTCCGTGAATACTCAATCGATTTCCTGCGTGAGATAATTATAAATAACTTATACCTAAATGAAAAAGCGTGTTTCCAAGATCGGGATAGAAGCTCGTGATGCTCTGGTAAAAGGAGCTGATTACATGGCCGATGCCGTTAAATTGACTCTCGGCCCCTACGGATTGAACTTTGCTCTGGATAAAAACGGAGAGATAACCAATGACGGCGTAACGATAGCCCGTGAATTGGCTTCGGGTTCCATTCACGATGAGATTGAAGCCAGAGGAGCCAGAATGCTCTTGGAAGCGGCCACTAAAACGGAAGAACGAGGTTATGACGGCACTACCACGGCCACGATATTGGCTCAAGCCATCACTAAAGAAGCGATGACCTATCTTCCTCAACAGGGAACTATAAACGCCAAAGGAGCGAACAAGCGCAAGCCGTCAGAGATAAAGCTCCAACTTCAAAAGGAAGTGAAAGAAGTCTTGGAGAAATTGGATGCAATGGCCGAAAAGGTTAAAGATGAGAAGTCTCTCATAAAATCCGCACTGGTCTCTACCGGAAATCAGGAGCTTGCCGAATTGATAGGCAAGACTCAATGGGAATTGGGCAAGAACGGTCATATCTTGGCAGAGGAAACAGCCAACAAATTCTGTTCTGTTGAAAAAATAAACGGCATCATCATCGACAATGGTATCGTAAGCTCTCTGGCGATAAATAATGTCGAAAAGCAGACGCTTGAAATTAAGGATATTCCGATACTTCTTACAAATTATGTCATCAAAGATTTGAGGCCATATATCGCTAACTTTAATCCACAGACTAGTCAAGGAACTGGACTGATAAATCAGATGGCCGACACGGGAAAAGACAGCCTCATCATCATCGGTCGTCATTTTGAGGAATTGGCCATAAAACAGTGTATGGACAATCATAAATCGGGTTTTAAGATATATCCCGTCAATGCTCCCTATGTCGATCAAGTCGAAGTTATGAAAGACCTTATCGCTGTTTTAGGTGGAAGATTGATTGCCACGGATACCGCCAGCATGGAGTCGATAACGATGAACGATCTTGGATTTGTGGCGAAATTGGAAGCTAATCGTTCTAGCGCCATATTCTGCGGAAAGAAAGATGACATTGCGAAAGAGCGGATTGCGGTAAGAGTTAAGGAACTTCAAGCGCAATACAAAGGTTCTATGTCGGATTTTGAGAAGAAACTGCTTGAACAGCGCATAGCCCAGCTTGAGCATGGTTTTGCCATTCTAAAAGTCGGTTCGATAACCGAATTGGACAGGAAATACTTGAAGAAGAAAGCCGATGACGCCGTAGGAGCCATAAGACTGGCTTTACAGGAAGGCGTAGTCCCTGGAGCCGGTATTGCGTTCAAAGAAATATCCGAATCTTTGCCTGAAACCTATATCCTAAAGAAGCCTTTGATGTCGGTGTACAATCAGATCATGTCTTCCGCTCCCACGGGATTTAAGATAGAGAAGTGGGTCAAAGACCCCGTTAAAGTTCTTCGAGTAGCCCTTGAGCACGCTTGTTCCGTGGCATCCATTTTCTGTACGGTTGGCGGAGCGATATGTGAACAGCAACCGAAGCCGATTGATGAGATGTTGGGAAATAAAAAGCCTGTTGCGGAAGAGGAAGAAGTGGTATAATTAGTTTATTATAAGTTGACTATAAATCTCATGGCTACACAATTAAAACATTCGGGCAAATTTCACGGTAAGAGTAATGCTCTCGGTGGCGGAGGACGATTCGCTCAACTTGAGGCAAAAGCTAAGGCAAGCGGGGCTTCTAATCCAGGAGCAGTAGCGGCCGCAATCGGACGAAAGAAATATGGGAACAAGAAGTTTACTAAAATGGCCGTGGCTGGAAAAAAGCGAGCCGCCAAAAAAGAGAACCTGACTCATAAGCTCGGCAAGGCTATGGCAAAAGTAAAATACTAAAATGAAGAAAAAATATTCAGGTTCATGGGAAGGTTCGGCCGCCGATGAAAAGAACGACGAAGAGAGCGGTATCAAAGAAGGCTCCGTAGTGGATAATCAGATGGACAAGGCCATGGAAAAGTCCCATTACAAGCACGCTATGAAACTCGGCGTAGCTATGGAAAAGACTTTCAGGATAGGAGGTAAACAGAAATAAAATGCCGTTTGTCTCGCAAGCACAAAGAGCAAAGTTCTACTCTGACCCGAAACTCAAGAAGTACGCGGCAGAGTTTGAAGCCGCTACGCCTAAAGGAAAGAAACTCCCGATGTATGCAAAAAAGAGCAAGCGAAACAAAAGGAGTTTAACGGAGAAATTGGGTCATGCTATCAAGAATTTGAAATGAATAAAGGACAATCACTTTATTCCTTGGGACAGAAGAAGTGATTTATGATATAATTGGTTTCTAGGTTTTTAATCCAATGTCAGCATCTCCAGAAATTGCAAGAGCTAACGGACGAAAAGGTGGAAGGCCTAAAGGCAGTAAGGCCGCACATACTTTGAAAGCGGAGCAAGGCAAGGCTTTGCTTATTCAGATGTATCTCGAACAGGTTAGACCAATCAATCAAGCTCTTATCGACAAGGCCTTAACTGGCGATATTCAAGCTATTCGTGAATTGCACGAAAGAGTCTACGGAAAATCCGTTCAGCCGATTGAGGGAAATATTGATTCAAAGATTACGATTAAGACGATAAATTATGGAAATAACCCTACCGTATCACTTTGAACCAAGATCATATCAATTGCCGGTTCTTCAGGCATTTGATAACGGCTACAACCGAATAATTCAATTATGGCATCGGCGAAGCGGTAAAGACAAAGTTGATATAAATATCACTGCAAGGGAAATGCAGAAAAAACTCGGCATTTATTATTATTTTTATCCTACATATACACAAGGCAAAAAAGCATTATGGGATGGAATTGGAAAGGATGGTTTTAAGTATATTGAGCATTTTCCTAAGGAACTACTAGATGGAAAACCAAATGACACGGAAATGAAGATTAAATACAAGAATGGTTCTATCTTTCAGGTGATAGGGACGGATGATGTCGATAAGATTGTCGGAACAAATCCCAGAGGTTGTGTATTCAGCGAATATTCATTGCAACATCCTAAAGCATGGCAGTTTATTAGGCCTATTCTCGCTGAAAATAAAGGGTGGGCGATTTTTAACTATACTCCGCGAGGAAAAAATCATGGATATGAGCTTTTTGAAATGGCAAAAGATAATCCGAAGTGGTTTGTCAATAAATTAACCATTAACGACACAAAGGTTTTGTCCGATATGGACATTGAAGAAGAAAGAAAAAGTGGAATGACCGAAGATTTGATCAGTCAGGAATATTATTGTTCTTTCACTTCTTCGATTATTGGTGCTTATTATTGGAAAGAATATGATGAGGCCGAAAAGTCAAACAGATTTACGAATGTTCCTTATGAAATAAATAGTCCCGTTTATACGATTTGGGATTTGGGAATTGGAGACGCAATGGCTATAGGTTTTTATCAAGTAGTTGGACAAGAAGTGCATAAAATTGACTATTATGAGAAATCAAATGAGGGTTTTCCTCATTTTGTTAAAATGCTTCAAGACAAGGAATATGTTTATGGAAGACATTTTATGCCGCACGATGTCAAAGCAAGAGAATTGGGAACAGGCAAGACGAGACTAGAAACTGCTCAAGCGTTATTGGGCGAAGATATGGTTTCAGTCGTTCCGTTATTGTCCGTTCAAGATGGCATTGATGCTGGTCGCGCGCTTTTCAAAAGACTTTGGGTAGACAAAACAAAATGTCGAGAATGGCTTAATTTAATTCCTCAATACACGAAAGAATATGACGAGGACAAAAAGATATTCAAAGACAGGCCATTGCATGACTGGACTTCTCATGGAGCCGATGAGTTTCGATATGCGGCAATTGTCGTCGACCAAATGACTGGACGAAGCGATTACGGAAAAGTCAGCTCTTTCATTCCAAATATGGAAGTTTGACTTTTATTATTTTTATTAATGTTGTATAATTCACCTTAATGATTGGTCAAATCATTACAAAGCAAGATGGTTCTCCTTCGGATGCTTATACCAAATTAAGCAAATCTTCTTATCAACCGAAAGGCGATGTCAAAAAGCTATGGGCGCAAATCCAAAAAGACTATCAGATTGCCTATCTTCTCCAACATCGGCCTTATAAAGAATTTGATGGCGTTTCACTCCTTGAAAGAGCCAAACTAGACCAAGAGACTTTCGCCGCCTATGTCGGAGCCGAGTATGTGCCTGAACATAAGCGCTGGAGATGGAAGGGTAGGAAAAATACATCGAGAAATAAGCTCATCGGTCTTTGCGCCAGAATGCTGGCCGGAATGTTGTATCCGACTGTCTACGCTAATAATCAAGATAAGAAAGAGGATAAAATGGCGGCGAGAGTGATGAGGATTCGCATAGAAAGCCATTTGAAAAAGGCTAATTATGAAACTAAGTTTTTGTTTATGATAATGTCGGCTTTGGTCAATCCAGCCGTATTCGTCCAAGTCGAATGGGTTGAGATGATGCAGAAAATAAAGAACAATGGAAAAATCGAGGAAATCTTGAATGAAGCATTGTCTGGTTTGGTATTAAATATATTGCCGATAGACGAAATAATGTTGCCTGATTTCTATTCCGGCACGGGCAATCTTCAAAGGCTAAATTGCATTCTCCGTGTTCGTAGGATTCCTTGGGATGAAGCCAGAGCGAAATGGTCAGGCAAGTATTTTACAATGGAAGGAGATGTCAAAAAGGATTTGTTTGATTATGTCCAAGCTGGAATGACTAGGATATTTATTACGGGAAATGAAAACCAAGAATTATTTGACATCGAATGGACAGAAGCCGATAAGACCTATGTTCAAGAAATTACCGCTTACTATCCTTATGAAGATTTGGAAGTCCCCATCGTGGGTGGAGTGCTCATGGTCAATGAAGAAGATGTTTACAATACCAATTCCTTTACTCATAGGCGCTATAGTTTGATAGGCGATGAATGGAAGTCTATTCCCGTTTTGCCATTTGTAGCATCAGGTTTTGAACCGCTAGACCCGACTGGAAGATTTTTCTATTACAAGTCCGGAGCTTTCAAGGAGTTTTGGGATGACAGGTCTATAAATACCATGTATCGTCTAGCGCATGATGGGACATATCTCGATGTCATAAAGCCTACGATTCTGACGGGTGTTGCTAAAGTTGATTCAACGGTGATGGTTCCAGGCGGGACATTTGGACTGCCCGCTGGTGCTGGAGTATCACAGTATTCTTTGGGGCCAAACTTGAATGCTGTCTGGCAAGCTGTAGGCCAATACGATAAGGATTTAAGCGATTCCACGACCGTCAATCCCGTGCCTCAACCTAACCAGCCTAATATTTCGGCTACACAGACGAATGTGGCCACAATGCAAGCTAAGTTATTCATTTCGATATTCGCTTTATTGGTCGCTGATCTCATAAAGCGCATAGGAGAATTGGTCGTGGATTGCGAGATAAACTACGCAATGAATGGCGAGATAGACGCTAATATCCCAGGCCATCTTAATCTGAAAACCAGGACTCATCTCATCAAGTCCAAAGAAAAGGGAAAGAACATGACGCATAAGATTGTTTTCACCTCAAAGCATATGGGTAAGAAGTATACCGACAAACAGATAGAAGACTTGGAATGGAAACTTTACAACGATAGTGGAAAAACTCCGAAAGAAAGACTGCACAGCACTTCTAGGACTTACGAGGTCAATCCTTATGAATACGCCAAATTGACTTATGAAGTGAATGTTGATGCCGATCAGATAATCGACAAGTCGATGGGCGCTGACCAGCAAAGGAAAGTTCTGGCGTTTAACATGATGACTGATCCCCGTGTCGCTCCGTTCACAGATCAAGAAGCCGTGGTCGATGACTTCGTGATAGAAGAGTTCGGAGGCGATAATCCCGACAAGTACAAGAAAAAGCAAACTGGACAGCCTGACATGTTAAGTGCCATAATGGGGCAAAACGGAGGCCAGAATGCGCAACCAAATCAATTCAAATTAGGCGGAGGCAATGTCGTGCCTTCCCAGAATAATCAGCCAGCAATGGCAACACTATGACAGAGAATGTAAAGACGCCGAATAAACCGATGCAAGGCACTCGTCTGCGAAACTTCGTCGCAAGCGGAGGCAAGCCGTCTGAGTATCAGACTTGCAAAGGAATAGACAAGGCGGGAGGTGAGTATTCAAAGGTCGATTCAAAGATTACCAAAAAATAATTAAAATCAAATGTCTGAAACAATTTTGACTTGTCCGAAGGCATACGATTGGGCTTACAATAAGATGAAGCTCAATTACGCTTATACGGCAGTCGTGAAGCAGAATAAGGCTGACCCGAAGTTTGCGGTCAGCGAGGAGAATATCAAGGAGCGCTATATTCAGATCAAAGGCTTGACGACAACCGAGCAAAAGAAGGCTGTTGCTACTCCTCGTCCTCGAAGCACATCGAACATCGACAAGGTAGTTAGGAAATAATCATGCAGACAATCGCGGTCAAATTGGCGATATGGCTCTTGAAATGGAGATTATCCCTAAAGAATAAATCTCTTCTCTTGAATGCGATATTGCGAAAATTGTCCGCTCTGCCATTGCATGATATAATTAAGGTTAGTGAAAGTGGTATATTGTTAGTGAATGGCAAAGCGCTCGATTATGAGGAAGCCGGATTATTGTACGATTCGGCCAAAGCTCTTAAAGACAATCGAGCTTTTGGACTTATACAAGACCAGATTCTTTTTGAGGCGATGTCATCGAGCATAGCTTCAAAGGATTCCGAGCAATTGTATTTTTTCAAAGCCGCGGTTTGGTGGGGTCGCAGAGAAAACGAAATCATCAAACTATTAGAAAACCCCGACCTGTCCGGTTAGACAGACTTAGTAGCTTCTTGCGTTAAGCGTACGATATTCGTGCGCTGACCGTAAGAAGTTACCGCACCGCTAGCGCATAGCGATAATAACGCACCTAGGGCTATAACCTAGATAAACATATGGAAAAAGTGGAAAAAGAAAAAGAAGAGGCAAAGGTTG